GTAGCAGAAAGGGTGTCTGTTAAAACAGTGTTCTCAGTTATAGTTGTTAAAAATGCTGCTTTCCCAATCGTTATATCAGTTAAGGTTGTTGATTCAGATAAAGAACCTAAGAACGATGCTATTGATATGTTTGTATCGGTTAAGGTTGTTGATTCGGATCGAATACCAACAAAAGATGCAGAAGCGCTATTGGTATCAGATATAGCAGTCGTACTTGCGTTTTCTATTACTGGGAAATTTTGAGTTGCGGACTCCGTATCAGATATAGCTGTTGATTCGGATAAAGAGCCTAAGAACGATACTATTGATACGTTTGTGTCGGTTAAGGTTGTTGATTCAGATAAAGAACCTAAGAATGATACTATTGATATGTTTGTATCAGATAGGGTCGCTGATTCATTAACTGCAACAGAATAGGTATCTCCGCCTAAAGATGCAAATGGGGCTTGAACAAAAGCGGAGATACCAAACATTATTCAGCTGTAGCTACTACATCTTCTTTTGGCAACGCCTCGACTTGAGGTACTGCTTGAGCTTTGATCTTCTCAACTAACTCTGCTACTTGTACATAAGGCGCTTGACCTAAGGCTTGAAGGATTAAGTTTATTTCTTGTACGCTTAAGTTTAAATCAATCATTTTTATACAATCCAAGGTAGTGGTGGAGTGACGATAGTTGGGTTAATCTGAGCTTCTATTTGGTCAGCAACAGACTTTTCATAGGCTGCTGCTTGTTCTTCACCCAATGCTGTTTTAGTCCAAGCAATAACTTTATCTAAAGTTAATTCGGCAAATGGTGTGTAGTTTGGTTTAGTTTCATCAACCTCAAAAGATGCTGTACCGTACACTGAGCCTGTGTAAGTCCCATCAGTTGCAGTAAGAGTCCAGTGTGCTGTAACGACATAATCAAGCATACCATTGACATCAGGTTTGCAGTTCATTGCTACAATGTTCCAAGTGTTTGTAATCATTTCACAGCCTCTTCGAATGGTGTTAAATCTTCAGTTGTCCAGAAATCTTTAGCCAACATAATTTCAATGTGTTCTTTGTTTCTTTTGATGCAATCTGCCCACTCAATGTCATCCATCATCGCAGGCTTAACACCTTTAATTAGGTTTGCTGAGTCCATAGTTGATGTATATTGTTGTGCTGGTGTGTTTTCATTCATTTTATTTTCCTTCCAAAAGCTCAAGACGAGCAGTGAGTTCTTTGATTGCATTGACCAATACAGGGATAAGACTATCAGAGTTGAATCTAAGTTTATCTAAATCCTCTGTGTCAATAATGACAGGAGTATCACCTTCCAAAGCAAGTATATCCTGTGCCTTAAAACCATATCTAACAATACCAGTTGGTACATCAGTTTCTCTATTTTCCTTAAACTGATAGGCAGTAGGTTTAAGTTGATTAACAAACTCTAAGCCGTGGGGGACTGGAGCAAAATTCGTTTTATCACGTGCGTCAGATACGACTGTCCAAGCGACTTGAATATAGGCATTAGTCACCCCAGTTGAACCCATACAGAATCTGTTATTTTCAACTGTCGGGTTAAACACAGGTGCATAAGTACCTGCTGAATTTAGTGGATTAAACGCTGAGTTCCCTGACCCTGTGGTGTTGTTCTGGAGTGCGTTCTGCCCACTAGCTGTGTTGTTGTTGCCTGTTGTGTTGTTCTGGAGTGCGTTCACCCCACTAGCTGTGTTGTTGTTGCCTGTTGTGTTGTAGTAGAGTGCGTTCACCCCACTAGCTGTGCTGCCGTTGCCTGTTGTGTTGTTCTGGAGTGCGTTCTGCCCACTAGCTGTGTTGTAGTTGCCTGTTGTGTTGTAGTAGAGTGCGTTCACCCCACTAGCTGTGCTGCCGTTGCCTGTTGTGTTGTTCAGGAGTGCGTTCGCCCCACTGGCTGAGTTCCCCGACCCTGTGGTGTTGTTCTGGAGTGCGCCCTGCCCACTAGCTGAGTTCCCCGACCCTGTGGTGTTTGATGCTAAAGCTCCATCTCCAGCCGCAAAGTTTGTGCTTATTGCACCAGCACCATATGAGCCTCTGAGCGCAAATGCACCCGTGATAGTTATTGCACCTGCGACTGTAAGTTTTGTTGTTGGCGAACTAGTCCCAATCCCCACGTTGCCTAAGGAGTCGATGCGCATGCGTTCTGTGTTGGAAGTGCCGAAAAGGATTGGGTACGCACCAGCGTGCCACAGAAAACCGCCATAAGCAGCACCAAAGTTTGCACCTGTGCTTGCGTCTATGCCTATGGAGAAAGCGCCGCCTGCATTTGAGTATATCTGCGAAACACCGTTAGTCCCCGTTGCCGCGGTTAATCTGCCACCAATAAATGCAGAAGATGTAACGTCTAATTTGTATGCTGGTGTGCCACCAATCCCCACGTTGCCTGAGGAGTCGATGCGCATGGCTTCAGCATCATTGCCGTAGGTAAATATTACAGCCCCTGCGCCTGCATTGGTTGTTATGCGACTACCAATTCGTAATCCATTGCTTTGCCATTGCATAAACTGAGAAGTTCCGCTGTAGTTTTTTGCAGTATAAGATGCATTAGAACCTGCGATAGAACCTGCGATAGAATTTTCAATCTGAACGAAGCCTATATTATCATTTTGACTGGTGAGTGAATATACATGTAGTTTAGTTGTAGGACTACTCGTCCCAATCCCCACGTTGCCGGAGGAGTCGATGCGCATCTGTTCGTCTCCAAAAGCGCCTATATACCCTCCAGACCTAAACGTCAGTGAACCGTTGTCCGCGCAAGAAATACCATAACGTACTGGAGACCCAGCATTGTAGTTTTCAAGGGAAATCATGGGGTCATCTGTGCCGCCAATGGTGGAGGCTTGAATGACTGTACCAAACGCAGTGTTGCCTGGGTGTTGGGCATAAATAGTTCCGCCGGAAGCCCCGCCAGTAACTTGAAGTTTTGCTACAGGCGAGCTAGTCCCAATCCCCATGTTGCCTGAGGAGTCGATGCGCATGCGCTCTATTCCGCTTGTTATGAACTGAATAGGAGTTACGACGGCAGTGCCAACTTGCATTGAAGCGGCATCAGCATATATATAACCTTGTCTAACGCCGACTTTTTGGAAAGATATTAATCCTCCATTTGTTGCGTTGTTCAAAGTTAAAGCGGCATAACCCGCGACAGATTCGGGACTACTAGTGCCAATCCCCACGTTGCCGCTGGAGTCGATGCGCATGCGTTCTGTGTTGGTTGTGCTAAACGTAAGTGGTCCATAACCACCTGTTGCAAAAGAAGCAGCAAGATTAACACCATTAGCACCAGAAGTAGGGTCTGGAGTTAAAATACCAATAGCCCCCGCGGCAGCAGCACCCCTCCACCATTGTACCCCAACCACATCTAACTTTGCCGCAGGCGAACTCGTCCCAATCCCCACGTTGCCTGAGGGGTCGATGCGCATACGTTCTGTTAATGTTGATGTTGTCGAAGAGCCATCCCTATTAGCAAAAATAATATCGTATGCACCATTTCCACGATTTTTTACACCAATCTTTGCACCAATATTAGCTCCTGCTTCTTGAAATGAAATAGCTTGTTCACTATAAGCAGTTCCTGTACCACCTGCTTGTAATTTTATAAAGTCAGTTCCGCCTTGCCATGTAGTAGATGTTCCAGCAGATACATTATAAACTTCTAATCTTTGTCCTGGACTACTCGTCCCAATCCCCACGTTGCCGGAAGAATCTTTATAGACTTGACCTGAGCCAATGTTTAGTATGCCTGTAGAGCCTGTGAGTGTGCCTGTGTAGGTTGGGTTACTTAATGTGGGCGACTCACTCAAGACGGTGCTTACAGTTCCTGTGCTTGTAATAACACCTGTACCACCATTTGCTACAGGCAAAACCCCTGTAACGCCTGTTGATAAAGGTAATCCGGTAACATTAGTAGCAACAAAAGCAGAGGGTGTCCCTAACCCAATAGCATTACCTGATGCGTCTTTCCATATGCCTTTTTCAGCTGGATATGTGACAAACACATCTTTTGTTCCAGCAGTGAAGTTAACTAATGCACCAGTATTAGAAGAAGCCAATACAGTTGTCCTTGACAGCGTGCTACCAACAGCAGTATATGTTCCTAAGCCAACTTCCCAGCTAGAACCACCTTGACCCGCAATACAATAATAAGTTGTGTTACTGTCGCCCACACCAGCAGAAAAAGACTGAAAGCCTGTAGATGCCCCCAAAAGTGAAGCCGTGCCTGTACCAGTAACAGTGGTTGTTTCTTTAACTCGATCTGCTAGTATTAACGCCATAGTAATCTCTTGTTAAGCGGCTGTTGCGGTGTATGTTACAGAAATGGAATCGCCATTAGTTACTGTTTTAGACCCCGCGGTAAAGTCACCAGCACTAAACAATGTGCCTGTAGTGTTATCAATAGTTGATGACCCACCTACGTTTACAAAACAACCAGCAACAGTACCTGAACCTGTCATTGCAAACACCTGAGCAGATGTTGGGGAAATAGCGCCTGATGCGGCTGTGCCCCATGTGGGTGTTTTACGAGGGCCAGTATACGTTGGCGCATTGGCAAGACCTACTTCTAGCCAAGCCCCATGAGATGCCTGTGTGTCACCAACAACGGCCGTGCCTGTGCCTTTAAGACCCATGTATGAAATACCTTGAGCAGCGTTAGTTAATGCGCCAGTAATGGTTAGGTTTTTACCAACAGTAGTTACAAGGTTTTCTATCTCATCTTCCCATTTAAGATTGCCATCTTTATCATGGCACACCACATGATAATGACCGTGCATCTCCATTCCTTCTGTATGACCTGCACCGCGAGTAACTGTTGCCGAACAAACGTCACCTGATTTTATGTGTTCAATTTGCATTTTTATATTCCTAAGAAATTCGTATAAGAGCTGTTGTAGCTGTGTCTGGTGGAAAAGTTATTGTAAACGGTGTTCCTAACTTTGCTGTTTTATCCGCACCAAAATCAAGAACTGCAATAGCGGCTTTTGTAGTGTAATTATATATCAAAGCCCCTCTAGCTACAAAAGAAGCGGAAAACCATAGCACATCTGAAAAAGAAGCATACGCTGTTGCCCCTGACGATAACGCAGGTGTTGGCAAAATAGGTGCACCACCAGCAGAATAACCCGTGCCTGATACTTCACCAACAGGTGTATACGCTAATGTTGAACTATCTAAAGAGGCATTAGAAGTATATAAAGCGATCTGATAAAAATAAGGGGACGTGACAGAAAAATTTTCTAAACCATTCAACAAGTTTTGTTTGAAAATGGTGCATTGGCCTTGTGCTATCATAATGTGTTATACGGTATCTTGATTTGATTATTTCTATACGCGTCTCCGCGTTCCAACCCATTCACTAGTCTGGTTAATTGACCAATAGCTTCTTGATATTTTTGCTCGTAATATGTAACCATATCTTGTTCTTGTTTCATAAAGATCATGGCCTCACGCATAGCGCCATAAAATAATGCCGGATCGTAGTTATCACTTAGCCAGGTAACGCCCGCTGGATTATTGACAGTGTCAGTGATAGATACAGGATAATAAAAATAATGCAATTCCACATTATAATTTGAATCAGGTGTCGGTGCGGTTAATAAGGAGATGTCCAACATATTAGAAAGTTGTGGACCAAACAACGCATAATACTTAGGTATACCAGTTACAGTAGGGGTAGGATAGGCCTCCCGCATAAAACTTACATCTTTGTCTATTAAATAAGAATAAGCTCCTGTGCTGTCAATAACAGCCAGAGAATACACAGACAAGAAATCATCAGGGCAAGATAAATAAGGGTTAGACATAGTCAAATTACCTGTTACATTTTTTCTAAGTACAGGGATATGCACCGTATTATATATACGATCTTCTGCTTGGCGCAGGAATAAACCAATATTAGATACAAACAAAGACTCTGTATTTTCAGCATAGTCTTGGATTGCTTGGGTAATTTGTTGGAGATTCATAATAACC